CTCGCCAAATTTATCTTCAACCCTGGTATCAACAAAGAAGGCACGGCCTATACAGCAGAGGGCGGTTGGTTTGATGGGAATCTGGTGCGTTTTCGCAAAGGTCTACCAGAAAAGATAGGCGGCTGGACAAAATACATAGAAACATCTTACGAGGGCACCGGTCGTAAACTGCACGGCTGGGTCGATTTGGACGGCACAAAGCTTTTGGGCCTCGGCACACGGTTCAAGCTATACATACAAGAAGGCACATCCTATAACGACATCACCCCGATTCGGTCTACGACCAGCGCAGGTGACGTGACTTTTGCCGCGACCGACGGATCAAGCACGATTACGGTAACAGACTCCGGCCACGGGGCCGTAAACGGTGATTTTGTTACATTTTCTGGCGCATCCTCTTTGGGAGGCAACATTACCGCTGCGGTATTAAACCAAGAATATCAAGTAGATACGGTGCCTACTGCGAATACGTTTACAATCACCGCAAAAGACACTACAGACGCCACTGTCACGGCAAATAGTAGTGACAGCGGTAACGGTGGTGGATCTGTAGTGGGGGTTTACCAAATCAACAGTGGCCTAGATGTGTTTGTCGATGGCACAGGTTGGGGTGTAGGGCCGTGGGATGACGGTACGTGGGGTTCTACTTCCTCTCTGGGAGATGCGAACCAGTTGCGGTTATGGTCAATGGATAACTTTGGCGAAGATTTAATTTCCAACCCAAGGGCAGGAAGTATTTACTACTGGGATAAAACAAATGGGCTGAACACCCGTGCAGTAGCTCTCACAAGCCTACCGGGGGCTAATCTGGCACCAACACGAGGTCTCCAAGTCATCGTGTCAGACGTAGATCGTCACGTTTTCGTATTGGGGGCAGATCCTATTAGCGGGGGTTCTCGTAGCGGGACGATAGATCCGTTGCTTATTGCATTTTCTGACCAAGAAAACGCCGCAGAGTGGGAGCCAACTGCAACAACCACCGCAGGCTCGTTACGGTGTTCGGCGGGTTCTGAGATTATTGGTGGACTCCGTGCTAGACAGGAGACCTTGGTTTGGACTGATGTGGCGTTATACAGCCTGCAATTTATAGGACCGCCCCTGACTTTTGGTTTGAACTTGGTTAATGAGGGGGTCAGTTTGATCGGACCAAACGCCGCCGTGAACACGCCTCGGGGTGTGTTTTGGATGGATAAAAAAGGTTTTTACAACTACAACGGATCGGTAACGCCTTTGCCTTGTAGCGTCCAATCGTATGTGTTTGACGACATCAATGAAAAACAGGCTTTTCAATACTTTGCTTTTGTAAACAAGCAGTTCGATGAAGTGGGCTGGTTCTATTGCTCGGAAAGTGCTGACATAATTGACCGATACGTGGTCTACAACTACGTAGAACAGACTTGGAACATTGGTCAATTGTCCCGCACAGCGTGGTTAGACGAAGGTATTGTTGCGTTCCCACGGGCAGCGGGTAAATCAAACTCGACACACTTTTTGTTTCAGCATGAAACTGGTAACGATGACGACGGTAGTCCGATGACCAATGTGTTTATTGAATCTGCTGACTTTGATATCGGTGATGGCGAGGAGTTTCAGTTTATACGTCGCATGATACCAGACGTGAAGTTTACCGGTACTGGTGGTAGTGATCAGGCTATCAACGTGGTGATGAAGACACGAAACTTTCCTGGTCAATCACTGACCTCGGACCAAACAAGCAGCTTTACTGCGACGACCACCAAAATAGATATGAGAGCGCGTGGACGGCAGGCTTCTGTTCGGTTTGAATCCGATGATGACGCTGGTACGGACGTAACTTTGGGGGTCGGTTTCCGACTCGGTGGCACAAGGCTAGATTTGCAACCAAACGGGCGTAGATGAGTAAGCTTTTACAGGGGAGATTGCCCTTCGCACAAGGCGAACAGGTCGATACTGGCACGTTCAATCGAACTGTACGTTTGCTCGAACTTAGCTTAGACTCTGTTGATCCAGATGCGACACCGCAGTTTACTGCCGCTCGTCGAGATGAGTTGAAATTTAACGCTGGTGATATAATCTGGAATCTGACTGAAGGCGTTTTACAGGTGTATACCGGCAACGTCTGGCAGAATATATCTTCTCCGTCAACATCGGGGTTAAGCGCAACAGTTAGTGTCGGGACCGTTACGGTAGCTACCAACGGTTCTACGGTTGTAACAATTAGTTAGCGGTAACTTATGGCGGAACCTGCTCTACAATACGACGAATTTGAAGATATCGAGCCGATAGAAATACCTGCCGGTGGCATTGCTACCTTTCTGACTGCCAAAGAGGGCATGTTCGCAGACGATGACAACATCCCACAAGGTGGTATAGCCCAAGTCAAAGCCGTTGCCGACCAACTGGCAGAGTTTGGTCGCCATGAAGACGAATACATGGTCCATGCAGCACACGGCGAAACAGTTATTCCGATGGAGGTCTTTCGTAAAAACCCCATCCTAAAAGAAAACATCTACAAACAAATGCGCGACATGGGCCTTGAGCCAGAGCGGTACGTTGTAGGTAGTGAATTTAATTCAATCAACCCTGTAACGGGACAGCCTGAGTTTTTTCTTAAGAAATTATTCAAAGGTATAAAAAAAGTTTTCAAGGTAGTGGCTCCGGTCTTGTTAACTGCTGGTCTGAATGTCATAGCCCCCGGACTTGGCACCATAGTGTCTGGTGCGATTTCTGGTGGAATTATGGGTTTAGCCAGCGGCAAAGGACTCCAAGGTGCTCTGAAAGGGGCTGCGTTAGGTGGTATCACAGCGGGAGCTTTCAAAGCTGCTTCTGGGGCGATAGGGGCCGCAAAAGAAGGTGGCAATCTATTGACCGGTGCAAAAGCCGGGTTTTTAGCAGAACCTGGTCAAAAAGCGTTTGAAGAGGGGGCTAAATCCGCTTTGGTGAAAGAGGCTCAACAGCAGGCTATCAAAGAGTCTTTGACAGAAGAAGCAATAAAAAGCGGCATGACGACTGATCCTTTCGGAACCGATATCGCGAAACAAACCGATCTTTCTGGTGTTGCAACAATTGTAGAAAAACCAACACAAGCTCCGGGTTTCGGGCAGGCTTTCAAAAAATTGATACCCGGTGTGCAAGAAGGCGAGGTAGGTAGAGGCTTTCGACCCCTAGAGGGTCTTCAAGACATTTTCTTACCGGGAAGAAGCGTGTCGCAACAAGCAAAAAACTATCTAGATACCTTGCCAGCAGATCAATTGGCAAAAGAGTTAGGAAGCAAAACAAAAGACGAAGTGATAAAACAGTTCACCAAAGATGCTTTGGGTACAGGAGTGGGTAGTTTTGTTCGCAGATTTGGCCCGGGAATCGGAGCTGTTTTGGCGGTCGATGCGCTGAACCGACAAGAACCCGAAGATTTCAACGTTGATGAACAAATTACTGGGTTCGATCTTTATCGACAAGATCCTTTCCGATACAGCGTTGGCACAATTCAGCCTAGACCAACGAATTTTAAAATCCGAACCTTGACCCAAGAAGATTATGGCTTGCCAAGCACCGGCAGCGTCTACCTTCCATACGCAGCAGAGGGGGGAGAAATAGATGAAAACATGTTCCCCCGTATGAATGGACCTATTGAGGGTCCCGGTACAGAAACATCTGACGATATCCCAGCTATGTTGAGCGATGGCGAGTTTGTTATGACAGCAAAAGCAGTCCGGGGTGCGGGTAATGGCTCACGCCAAGAGGGAATGAAGAATATGTATCAAATGATGAGTAATTTTGAGGCGAGAGCGTAATGGCTACCACGACACAGGTACAAACAGTACGCGAAGCCCCCGAAATAGAAGCTTTCAAAGTTGGGTTATACAGTGATGCGCTGAATTACATCAAAGCCATGCAGGGTTTGAATCCCGACGGGACACCGATCATGGTGCGAGACCCCTCTACCGGTGAGTTAGTAGAGGCGGGTCCAGTTCTGCCGCCCACACAGGCGATAGCCGGTATGACCGCAGACCAACTGGGAGCAGGCGAACTAATCAGGACGGGTATTGGTGGTTACGAGCCGTTTCTGCAAGGCGCGTTGGCGAGCACGCAAGCAGGTCAACGTGCTATTACAGAAGGGGCTTTGCCCGGTATACAAGAGGCTTTGGGAACACAACGTGGCGCGTTATCCACACTGCGCGATGCTCAAACTCTTGCGGCAGCTACTAGGGCAGAGCCTTTTACTTTTAGAGATCAAGCACTCAGAGGTTTATCAGCCGCCGCATCCGATATTACGGGAGCACAGGCTGGTGTGCCGTTGCAAACTCAAGCTGCACAGCAGGGTATTACAGCGGCAGACGTACTTGGACAACGGGCAGCACGAGATGCACAAGCTCGTTTGGGTCTGGGAGCACAACAAGCTAGACAAATAGCTGGTACAGGTCAGCGTGACCTTCTTTCCGCAAGACAGGGGTTGGCCGGTGCAGAGGCACAGTTTGATCCAAGCGGTATCGGGGCTTTCATGGACCCCTATATCAGCCAAGTCGTAGAGCAAGCCCGTAAAGAAGTTATGAGGACCGGAGACTTGCAAAAGCAACAAGCTGATGCCCGAGCCATAGCGGCGGGTGCATTCGGTGGTTCTCGGGGCGAGGTTCAAAGAGCGGAAATAGATCGGGCTGTCAATGAACAAATCGCAAGACAAACCGCTGGTTTATTGAGCCAAGGGTTCGGTCAGGCACTGGGTGCATCTCAACAGGCGTTTGAAGCTGGCAAAGGACGACAACTCCAACGCGCAGGGATAGCGGGGCAACTTGCACAAACACAAGCCGGTCTCGGACTACAAGGCACGGCCGTCGGACAGCAGGCGGCCCAGACAGGTGCTCAACTAGGATTACAAGCCGCGCAACTAGGTCAGCGTGGTGCTCTGTCTGGTGGACAGCTTGGATTGCAAGGCCAGCAGGCCTTGGCACAAATGGCAGGTCAAAGAGCAGATATCGCAAGAACAGGCGGCCAGTTGGGATTACAATTTGGTCAGTTGGGACAGGCTGATATCAGTCAGTTAGCTGCACTAGCGGGTCAGCAAGCGCAGACAGCGCAAGGAATAGGATCGTTAGCGGCCCAAGGCGGCCAGCTAGGCGGAAGATTAGCGTCGATGGGTCAAATACAAGCCGCTTTAGGGCAACAAGCTCAACAGCAAAGAGCCGCTGACGCACAACAGTTACTCGGGTTCGGTGGTGTTCAACAGCAGCAAGCTCAAAACGTTCTGAATGCACAACTCGCAGCGGAGCAAGCGGCGTATACGCAACCGTTGCAACAACTTGGTTTCTTGGGTGATTTGACCAAGGCACTGCCCTCGTCACAAAGCTCGATCTTGCAACAAAACGCCCCTGATCCTGGGCTTGGGCAACAGGTAGCTGGTTTGGCACTCGGTGCCGCTGCCCTCGGGAGAGCGTTTTAATGCGAACCAACATGCCTCGCGAGATAAAAGACATCATACGCAACGTTCAGCAAATGGATCTGCCTGAGAACGGCATAGCAGACATCCGTATCAAGATACAGGGCGGCGATGTTATGGACCGTCCCATGTTCAAAAAAGGCGGTGGCGCGAACAAGTTCCCAGATCTGAGTGGTGACGGCAAAGTAACTCAAAAAGACATATTGATAGGCCGTGGTGTCATCGAAAAACAAGAAGGCGGTGCGGTAAGCCCAGAGCAGGCTATCGCTCAAGTCGAGGTGGCTGCCGAGGCAGAAGGCGAACAGCTTGGCCTTGATTATCTAGCCAAGCAGATGGGCGGCATTGACATGGCAGAAGACGCAGAGGGCCTGATCAACGCACTGCGGGGCAATGAGATGCCTATCGCAGCACGGCGCACGGAACTTGCAGAATATGTCGGTGAAGAAGATGCGATGCGGACTCCAGAGTCTGTGTTGGCGATGGTACAGCCCACCATCATGATGACAGAAGAAGGGGCGATGAACTCAGGCATTGGTGAATTGATGCAACAACTCACCTCAGATGTCGAAATGGCTACGGAAGGTGGTGCGCCAACAGACATGGGTCAGGGTGTCGGCGCATTGATGATGGCAGGAGCACCGGGGCAGCCCGTGCAGCAGTTTGCGGCGGGTGGTGCTGTGCAAGGTTTTCAAGACGGGGGAGGACCTCTAGAAGAGTTGTACGGTGAGTATTTACCGCTTTACCAAAACCTAATCGCAAAAAGTGATGAAGAAAGAGAAAAAGATAGGGCGTTAGCTTTGGCAAGAGCGGGGTTTCAGTTTGCCTCTGGACTCGGCCCAAAAGGTGAAAACATCGCAGGACGACCGTTTTTGTCGCAGGTGGGTGCTGTCGCAGCGCCCGTTTTAGAGGAGTTTGCAGACGCAAAAAAGTCTGAACGTGAACAAGAGATAGCGGCCAAGACGCTGGCCTTGAAGGGTGCGATTGACACCTCTACCGCCCAAAAAACTGCCGATTTGAAATTTCAAAGGGACGTCATACTAGAAGGTATCAAGGCGGACATGAAGGGCGTAAAACCTGTAATCATGGGGCAGGTGCCTTCTTTGTTGGGCAACCCTATCAATATTTATGGTCTGCCAGACGAGAACAATGTTTTGCAACCAATACCGCAAAGCCAGTTGACGGGACAACCTTTAGTCGCCAGCACGGGACAAACCATTAGTGATGCAAACCAAATCCCTCTTGGAGAAACCCCGGCAGAAAGCAGAAAAGTGGTGCAGGCGTATTTGAAACAGTATGAGGCTGGTGATCTTGAAGGCGAGGCTTTGCAACGTTTTGAGTCGTCGATTGAAGCGGGATTCCCTTTTGAAGTAAAAGACGGCCGCAACGTGTTTAAAGTCCCGCTAGATTCGAAACTAGTCGAGGCAATCACAGTGAGGAGCTTGGGCGGTCAGGCCGTTGGTTTACGACCAGAAATACTTGAAGAAGCGCAACGAGTTGCTGTAAATCTTGCAGAGACTAACCCAAGATTCGTCGGAGGTGCCTTGAGTCCTGATGCTCTCGCAGATCCTGAAACACGTGAAATTTTACAGGATCGAGGTGCGATACGCCCTGCCAGAGATTTAGACGCAGAGGTAACGGGGCTGGTAGATGTCCTCGAAGGTGTAGACATTACCAAAGGCCCCGGTGCTTATAACCAGTTGGTGAGAACTCTAGGTAGCAAAGTCGACCAAGCGGCAGACATTTTTGGTGGGATCATTGGTAAAAACATAGATCCTGGGATTGCAACGGAGGAAATTGCAGCTTTCAACGCTTTGCGTACTTTAGCAGTTCAGAACCTTATGATTTTGTTGGAATCCCAACCCGGCAGAGATAATGTGCAGTTGCAAGAAAAAATGGAGTCACTACTGACCAATATCGAGCAACAACCAAGCATGTCCCCGAGTGCTTTCGCAAGGTTGTTAGAAACTTCTTTGCTCTACAACAAACAGGTACAACAGTCTCTGACAGGGGGTAAGGCTCTTGAGGATCTTACGGAAGCAGAGTTCAACTCCGTGAAGCAAATAGCGGGTATCGGCAGGAGTCTTGAGAGAGTGATTGAAACCCTACAAGCACAAGCGGACCCACAAACATCTGGGCCGCCGAGTGATCTTTCTCGGTTTTTGATAACTCCTGAAACTCCATTGGGTCGGATAGATGGCGGCGTATAACAATCCAATAGACCTGAATGTTGAGCAGGCGTTTAACACTCTCGTTCAAGAGGGAAAAACAGAAAAGCAAGCCGTTCGCGAAATAAGAGACTTTCTCGCCAGTGAGGCAAATTTTGATACGGGTGCTGCTATAGACTCTGGGGTTAGTGACGAGGAAATAATCGCATTTTTGGTGGGCCGAGATGCTGACGACTTGGAGCCTAGTCGTTTACGCAGCTTTGGGCGTGGTGTTGCTAGTGGCCTGATACAAGAAGGCACTACGGCTGCCGCTGGTGTTGCCAGTTACAAAGCAGCGGGACTTGCTGGCAGATTCCTTACCAATCTTGCCCGGGGACTTCCTTCAGGCACTCCTTATACTTTTTTGGCGAAAGCGGGTTTGGGCGTACTGGGAGCAGGTCTCACAGCGGTATCTGACATACCGGAGGAGACTGAAGAAGCTCTTATTGGCAAAAGACCATTATTGCCGTCGGAGCGGGGTTCTGCTCGTGCAGGAGAAGTGCTAGGCGGCACCTTGGGATACGTTTACCCGACACGTAAGTTGTTACAAAAGCTGCCAGAAGATCCAAATGACATAAACCTCGGATCACGGTTCTTGATGCAGAATCATTTACGGGCCAGAAACAGCAAGTTAAAGGGCGAAACGGTAGATGTAGACACGCTACCAAAGACTCCAAAAAGGGTAAAAGCTGTAGAAACTTTAGAAAAAATAGTCGCTGGTGCTGGCAGATCTGCTCGTGAGCGTGGACCTCTTACTTTTTCAGCCGGAGAAGTCTCAGCGGCTACTTTACCGGCGATCACTGAAGGTTTGATCACGGAGTTTGCGCCCGGTCGGGACGATTTAGCATTGATTGGCGGTCTCACCGCAGCTTTTGTGCCCTCTCCTGTCACAATGGTTGCTACGGGGGTGGGAGCGGCAGGAAGTAGGGCGAGACAAGAAATACAGCAAAAAGGTTTTGTTGGTGCTAGTAAAGACATTTTTGGTTTGAGGACACTCGGACAAAGAAAAAGACAACAACAAGCCGGGGCCTACTTGATTGAGGCACTGAGAGACGCTGGAGAAGATCCTGATGTTTTTTTCAAAGAATTACAGGACAAAATTGCCGCTGACCCACAGTTAGCGGATACCTTGACCCCCGGACAACTAACAAACCATCCGGTCATTCTGCTGGCGGAAAAAACATTCGCACAGGGCCGACAAGATATTACCAACGCTCAAAAAGAAGCGGCCCGAAAAGGTGCGGTGCAAATGACGTTGTTAATTGAAACACTCAAAGAAATGGGCGACCCAGCATCTCTTCGGTTAGCTGGTCAGTTAGAACGAGAAGCTTTTGAGAATTTATTGATTGGTGGTTTGGACAGAGCGTTGTATAACGCTGCGGCGGCTTCTGATCGAATTATTACTGCTAGAGGACCGGGAAGTATCTCCGGTCAAATGGATGCTTCAGAAATTGTTGCAGATGCAGCGGACGAGGCACTTGACACGGCACGTAAATTCGAAAGAGATTTGTACCGCAAAATCGACCAAACGATGGCTGTTGATACGACACCGATATTGAGAGCCTTTTCGAACCTTATGGACCCCGCCGCTGAGGGCGGTCAGGTTTTAGGGTCCGGAGACCCTATTTCTACAGGGATGAGAAGGTATCTGTCCGATTTTGGATATACGTTCGGCGGAGAAACCGATGTTGTAATTCCTATGGCCGCAGGAGAAGTTACTGATTTTGCGGAGACTGCTTCACTAGGAAACTTATTAGCGTTTCGCAGAATGCTACAGAGAGAGTTACGAGGTGCAGAAAGTGCCGTTGAGCCAATCAACAAAGCCATTTACGGCCCTCTTGATCAAGCTGTTCTAGAGGCTATTGGAGCAGCCGGGGCAAGAACCGACATGACTCCTGCAAGTATGGACATACGTCAGGCGTTAGATTTTTCACGCCAACTCAACAATGTCTTTCTACGATCTTTTACAGGGGATCTGACGAGGAAAAGCCGTCGAGGCAAAGACATGATCTTGCCAGAGGATGCTTTGAACCGTTTATTTACGGGTGGTTTGACAAAACAAAAAGTCAATCTCGAAGCCATGAAAGAAGCCTTCGGCTTCGTAGACGAACTTGGGGATACACAGTTCAAAGGCACAGTTAATTCGGCTGTAGATTTTTATATACGAAACATTTTTGAGGACCTCATTGAAGAGCCTGTAACGGCACTCCGTGCAGAAATTCGTCCAGCGGAGGGTGCTGAACCGGCCAGAGTAATCGATACGTTAGAAACTGGAGAGCTGGGTGAGCTAAGGCCTGACAATATACGCATCAACCCCCAAAAATTACGGAGATTTCTGAATCAAAACAGACCGATACTTCAAATTTTGGACGACGAGTTCAATCTTCTCAACGATCTAGAGAGTGTGGAGACAGCGCAAGTTGCTTTAGAGTCGGCTTTTGCCGACGCTTCACAAAGAGCAGCTACAAACCGCAAGCAAGTGTCATTGGCTATGTTTTTGAATGCTGATAACTCTGCAAGCGTTTTAGCGAACGTGCTTGCAAGCCCAACGGCAAAACGAGGTATCAGAGACCTTGCCCAGCGGATCAAAGAATCCCCAGATCCGAATGAATTGAAAGATGGTTTGTACGCCACTTTGATTGATCATGTCATCAGCGAGTTCCCAAACAAATTCGGGTCCATTGATTTTGCTGACCTCTCCGTATCAGGTCAGTTCCGACCCGGAGAGGGTAAAGGCGGTCTCGATTTCGAGAGAGCATTCGAATTTTTATTCAACACCGACGAGCTAGGAAAAAGAGGGTTCCAAAAAGGTCAGGGCAATGTGATGACCACTTTTTTACGAGAAGGTCTTGTAGAAAAAGAACAAGTCGATAAATTACGGGCGTTTCTGCTACGCGGCCGGGACCTCCAACGTGCTCTAGATCGTGGCGTAGATGACTTCATCAACGTGCCAGAATCAGACGCAATGAAAGATTTGGTGTCCAGAATCGCTGGTGCCCAGGGTATCGCCATGTTGATGAGGACTGCGGGTTTGAGTCCCACCATACAAACAACAGGGGCCGGTGCTCAGTTCATCAAAAACCAATTTGCGACACTGCCTACGTTGGCTTTCCGAGATATTTTGGTAGATGTAACGAAGCCGGGTGCATCTTCTTTATTGGCAGACTTTCTTCAAAAAGGAAGACAAGCCAAAGACCTCGGTGATTTGAATTCGGTCTACAAATACATTGGTCAATTTATTCTTGGATCTCCAAGCTATGTCGCCTCGACACCGTTCAGAGATTTGCGGGAGGATGCCCGACCTTTACCGCCTGCACCGCCGCCACAAGCTGTTCAGCCTCCGTCTCCTCCCATGCCGGGACCACAACCTGCCGCTCTTCAAGGACCAGTTCCACAAGCGTCAGCCATGCCGATGGGAGCACCCTCTGCACAACGGCAACGGTTTGCAGCTTTATATCCTGACGATCCTGTATCCTCGCTTATTCAAGCGCAAGGGATTGCGACACTACCCGTATCCTAGATAAGCCATCCTTTGGCCTCTTCACCTAGCACTTGTTGTGCTATGTCAATCTTACTCTTCAGGGCTTTTATTATTTTTTCATCAACAGTGTTCGGACTAACCAGATCCACGTATAACACGTGGTGTTTTTGACTAATACGGTGCGCTCGATCTTCTGATTGCAGTCTGATCTCCAGATCGTATGAGTTGTTGAAATAGATCACGTTGGTTGCTGCTGTCAACGTCAAGCCATAGCCCCCGGTCTTTGGATTAGCCACAAAGAACCGCACTGGACTATCTGGGTCCTGAAGCTGCGCTACGATAGCGTCTCGTTGATCTTGTGGCGTAGCCCCGTAAAAGGTAACTACACTTTCTTCTCCGAACTTATCTGCCAAAGTCTGTTGTATTTGTTCTATGTCGTACACGTAGCTGGCCCAGATAATTACTTTGCCCAGCATCTCGCTGATCACATCCAGCATTTCATTTATTCTGTTGCTGGCTAACGGTTGTATGTCTCCGTCGTCAGTTCTCAAATGACCACAACAAATCTCCTGCATACGCATGATTTGGGTCAACACGCTTTGTGTCGTAGACAATTCACCTCTATCAAGCATGGCAAGCGCGAACTCTTTCATCTGTTTGTATGCTTTGTCCTGCTCATCTGTCAAAGGCACCGACCTCTGCATGTAAATTTTATTGGGCAAATCAAGGCAATCCTCTTTCAGCACCCGGTGACTGTGGCGTTCCAGCTTGCAGTTCAACTCTTCCAAGTTTCGATAACCGGTAATTTGTTGGAAGCTTCTCGCTCCGAAACGTCTTTGAGTGACAATCGCGTATCTACCCTGGAATGCGTAATAAGAGTCAAAGCCCAGAATCCGGCTGTCCAGAAATGCGAACTGGCTGTACAAATCCATCGGGTTTTTGGTGATAGGAGAGCCGGTTAGTATTCGTTTATATTTGGCAAGCTTGCCCAGTTTGATAATGTTCTTTGTTCGCTGGGCCTGACGGTTCTTGATTGTGGTGCTTTCATCTACTACAACGAAACTGTTCTTGTTCATTTTTAGAAAATCGTTTGCTACGCCAAACCCTTTCTTTGTAGACAACGCTTCGCAATTCATAATCAATATGCGGAGTGCATTGCCAGAACCCCGCGCCACTTGGATCAACCGCTTTTGAAACTTTTGAGTGGTGTTTGGTTGCCATAATAAAGAATCGACTGACACGTCATCACTCATGTGGTCAGGTATTTCTTTGTGATGCCAGTTACCGTAGACACCTTTGGGTGCGATTATTAACGCCGCTTCTATTTCTTTTTCCTGAAACAACATGCCCATGCTGTCGATTGCGACCTTTGTTTTTCCGGTCCCCATTTCCATTAGCAGGGCGAAGTTGCGACGATTCCAAGATTTATCTAGTGCTACTTGCTGATGGTCGTAAGGTTTTGTTTTGAACTTGTACATTTTCTTTATTCGTATATTGACATCTAGGATATTAAGGGATTAATCTCATGTTTGGAAGTGCTTAACGGCACTATGACACTAACGAGAAAGAGGAAGCACGATGAAGGACCTACTTGATGAAATGGCCGGAGACAGTGAAAAGTCGATGGACATCCCGGAAAACTCGCAACTGGGAAGTATAGCAAAGATAGCTGAAGAGATCATTGCCCAAGAAACCTTAGTTGATAGTTTGGAAAACGACCTCAAAGAAGCCAAAAAGAAACTACTGGATTTGACCGACAACGAGCTTCCCGCAGCAATGCAGGAACTCAATATGTCTGCTTTCAGTATGGGCGATGGCTCTCAAGTGACTCTCGAACCCACATACGGTGCTCGTATTCCAACCGCAAGGAAGGATGAGGCATATGAGTGGCTGCGTCAGCACGGCGAGGCGGACATCATCAAGAATACCGTGACGGTCAGGTTCAACCGTGAGCAGGACAATGAAGCCAACGCTCTGGTTGATGACCTGATGCAACGTCAGTTTATGCCTGAACAAAAGTCAGAAATACATCCGGGGACCCTGCGTAGCTGGGCAAAAGGAAGGATAGAAGACGGGAAGGAACTACCGATGGACATGTTCGGTGTGTGGGTTGGTCAGAGAGCGAAAATCAAGAGGAATGAAAATGGCTGAGAAAGAGAAAGAAGTGGCCGAGAAAAAGGCCGGAACAGTCGCATCAATAAATGTTGACATGTTCGAAGAGGATGCCGGTGCAGGCATGGCGATGGATCAGGAGGACTTTGCACTTCCGTTTTTAAAAGTGCTGAGTGCTTTGGACCCTTTGATTCAAGAGGGTGAGATCGATGCCAAGCCGGGTGACTTGTACAACACTGTCACCGGCACGGTCTATAGCGGTAAGAAAGGGGTGAACGTCATTCCTGCCCATTACGAAAGAAGATTTCTTTTGTGGGCACCGCGTGGAAGTGGATCGGGTGCGCCTCTAAGTATCTTTGGTCCAGGAGACAACAGGCCAGAGACAAAACGTGACGAAAACGACAACAAAGACTATGTAGTGGGTGGTGACGGTCAATATATTGACGAAACACACCAACATTACGTGGTAATCGTTGAAGAGGACGGAACGTTCAGTACAGCTTTGATTTCCATGAAGTCAACGCAACTCAAGAAGTCTCGCAAATGGAACACGATGATCGCATCACGGTCCATGAAAAACAGTGAGGGGCGTAGTTTCACACCGCCGAGGTTTAGTCACGTCTATAAGCTGACAACGTCAAGCGAAAAGAATGACAAAGGCCAGTGGCACGGTTGGAACGTCGAATTGGTCGGTCAGGTCGAGGACGCTGAAGTGTATCACTCTGCTAAATCGTTTTACGAATCCATCAAAGGTGGGGAAGTAACGGTGAAGCATGAGATGGAAACACAACCAGAGGGGTCTCCAGAACCCTTCTAACCGCAAATGGGGAACCCGGTCTCCTAAAGCCCAGCTTACTCGTCTTCGACCTGCTGGGCTACCCGGGCTTGGAATTTAAATGATTGAGCGATTCAGTAAAATATTTGACGGCCTGAAAAGTGCTTATGGCACATACAAGATCAATGGTCGCGACACCAAGGGCAAAGCGACAGGTAAAGCCACGGTAGTCAAAGAGTCCAGAACCGAAGAGACATGGGAAGCACACCTTTCTGGACAACAAAGCATCGGCATCATACCCATCAATGAGGACAACGAAGTCTGCTGGGGTTGTATCGACATTGATGAATACAACTTCGATCATCAGAAGTTATTAGAGCAACTACAAAAAGCAAAGCTACCGTTAGTGGTATGCAGGAGCAAAAGTGGCGGTGCTCACGTATTTTTATTCACTGACCAGTTTATCCCAGCGAAAGACATGCAGGACACTCTGAAAAGGTTGGCGGTGTCCTTGGGCTACGGATCATGTGAAATATTTCCAAAGCAGATTGTTTTACACCTTGAACGTGGCGATGTAGGTAATTTTTTAAATACGCCGTATTTCGATCACGAAAACGGTCTGCGGTATGCATTCAAACAAGACGGCACAGCCGCGACAATAGAAGAGTTTTTTCAACTGTACGATGAAAACGTGCAGACCCATGAACAGGTTTTGGCTCTCAAAGTAGAGGAAGACCCGGATCTACCACTCAAAGACGGGCCGCCTTGTTTACAGGCCCTGTGTCAACAAGGTATACCCGAGGGAGCCAGAAACAACGGGCTATTCAATCTGGGTGTCTATCTGCGTAAATCCAACCCAGAAGGTTGGGAGTCAGAGATCCTCGAACACAACATGAAGTTCATACATCCGCCACTGCCCTTGGGTGAAGTCAACACGGTGGCGAAACAATTGGAGCGTAAAGATTACGCTTACAAGTGTAACGATGCGCCTATCAACAGTGTGTGCAACCGTGAGCTATGCATGACACGCAAGTTTGGCATTGAGGGTGTGACAACAGGGGTGCAGATAGCAAACCTTAGAAAATACAACAGCATACCGCCCGTTTGGTTTGTTGATGTGATGGGTCAGCCGTTAGAGATGGGCACGGATGATTTGTTGAATCAAGGCGCGTTTCAAAAAGCCTGTGTGGATCAATTGAACTTCCTGCCACGGACCATGAAAAAAGACATCTGGGAGACGCGCATCAACGGATTACTCAACGAGATGAGTGATACGGAAGGGAGCATCATCGAGGTTTCTGAGGATGTCAGTATAAATGGGCAGTTCAACGATCATTTGGAGGACTTCTGCACCGGACACCAAGCGGCAGAAGATAAAGAACAAATACTCCTGAAGCGTCCGTGGACAGATGAAGAGCGTGGCGAGACTTATTTCAGACTCAAAGATCTGGAGCAGCATTTGCTCAAAGCAAACTTCAAACATTTCAAGACGCATCAGATAGCACAGAGATTGAGAGACCTCAACGGTCATTCCTCTTTGTTGAGAATACAAGACAAACGAGTCAGACTGTGGCGCATACCGGCGTTTCATCACGATAAAACATCGTTGAGCATCCCCCGGTTTACCAACGAGGAGGAGATACCGTTTTGAAGAAAGCAGACGGTTTTGATGACGCAATAATCGGAATCGCATCCTTGCCGGGTGGTGAAGATGTCATTGTCTATGACTACTATCAGTGTTGCATCATCCTCGAAACACGGGACGGAATGACAGAAGAAGAGTCCGTTGAGTACATGGAGTTCAACGTAGTAGGCGCATATGTTGGTCCCGACACCCCCGTATTTGTGAGGTTGGGTGACAAGGTCGAGGATTACTGATGCAAAGGATTTTTGGACCCCCGGGGACAGGAAAAACTACTACGTTACTGAATCTGGTTGACCGGGCACTGTCTGACAATGTCCCTTCCAACCAAATCGCTTTCTTTGCGTTTACCAGAAAAGCCGCGACAGAAGCAAAGGAAAGGGCTGCTGAACGGTTCGGACTCAATCCGAAAGAGGATCTGCCGTTTTTCAGGACCATACACTCCTTAGCGTTCTTTTTGACCGGCTTGAAGTCAGATCAGTTGATGACCGCAGAGCACTACCGGGAGGTTGAGAGGAAAATTGGTATAAACCTGGTAAGTGGTGAGGCCCGACTGCATGAGGTAGAAGAGGATCTTAGTAACAGCTTACGGCGAGAATCGCCCATCTTGCGTCTGATCACCTTGTCGCGGTTGAAAAAGACGTTGCTGAGGCAGGAGTACAACTTCAGTGACGTGGAATACACATGGTTAGAAGTCGATTACGTTGCATCAGCGTTGGCTCAATACAAAAAAGAGCACATGTTGTTTGACTACACAGACATGTTAGAACTTTTTGCCAAGTCAGCACACGAGACCTGCCCTAGTTTTGAGCTTGCCATGTTGGATGAAGCGCAGGATCTATCGCCTTTACAGTGGGATATTGCTCACGCCATCGAGAAAAAGTCGAAAAGAATGTACTGTGCGGGTGACGATGATCAAGCCATTTACCGCTGGAGCGGTGCAGATGTAGATCATTTCATCAACCTGCCGGGTGGTAGCGAGGTGTTGGAGCAAAGTTTTCGGGTGCCCCGTAAGATACACGAGATTGCCAACCGGGTGTGCGCCCGGATCGCCAGACGGTTCCCAAAAAATTATTTGCCGAAGAAAGAAGACGGTCAGGTCAGAAGGATTACAGAGTTTGATGAGTTGAACTTGGACCACGGATCATGGTTGTTTTTGGCACAAGCCCAGTATCACCTGAACGGTGCCCGCAACTTTTTGAAATCCCAAGGCTTCTTCTTTGAGCACAAAGGCGGTCAGCACAGTGTGCGCCTGAAAATACGCCAAGCTCTGGAGGCATGGAGACTTTTAAAAAATGGTCAAACGATTACATACGAACTGGCGAAAGTGTTGTATCAACACATGACAGGTAACGGTGTCCGGGTAGCAAGAGGACACAAACGGATTCTTGGGGAAGAAGACGACACGTTTACTTTTGAGCAGCTCCGAGACCATCAAGGTCTGCTGGCAACTCAGGATATGACGTGGCAAGAGGCTCTGGATAAAATCCCGGGCGTGGATGTGGCATACATCAACGCGCTCGTCAGGCGAGGCGAAGACCTCACCCAGCCGCCTCGGATACGATTGAGCACGATCCACGGAGCAAAAGGTGGCGAAGCTGACAATGTGGTTCTATTTACGGACCTGACTGTGGCCGCAGAGCAATCGATGGAAAGGGACGCAGATTCAATCCATCGGGTGTTCTACGTTGCAGTGACTCGTAGCAAACAAAACCTTTTTATTGTGGAACCTGAAAACTTTCAAAGGAGCTATGCGTTGTGACCGATGATAACGTCAACCAACCCAAGCATTATCTGATTGGAGGCATTGAAGCCATCGACGCGATGATTATGGTGTTTGGGGCCAAATCAGTAAAAGTTTACTGTCTATGCAATGCGTTCAAGTATCTATGGCGATGTATGCATAAAGGGAAAGAGACAGAGGACATCAAAAAGGCCATTTGGTATTTACGTTTTGCTATCGGTGACGACCCCAGAAAAGACAATGCAAAAAGAGACTAGACTACAGTTTCCGTTATTCACCCCACAATCTGAATGGACACCGCCTTTCGAACTCAGAGACCTGACGGGTTGTAAAGAGATCGCAGTTGACCTTGAGACACGTGACCCCAACCTGAAACAGAACGGACCCGGTTGGCCCAGAAAAGATGGAGAGGTCGTTGGTATTGCTGTCGCAACAGAGGGCTGGGAAGCGTACTACCCCATCGGTCATGTCGGCGGCGGTAACCTGGACCAAGGTATTGTGATGCGCTGGTTGAAAAAACAAATGGCAACCGACGCAAAGAAAATCATGCATAACGCGCCATACGACTTGGGGTGGCTCAAAGCGATGGGTGTAGAGGTCAACGGAGAAATCATCGATACGATGGTCATGGCGGCCCTGCTCGATGAGAACCGCTACAGTTACAGTCTGAACGCCCTGTCATACGATTATTTGGGCGAGGCAAAGAGTGAGAAGCTCCTGACCGAAGCAGCGATTGAGTTCGGTGTCGACCCAAAAGGAGAGCTTTGGAAGTTACCGTCCGCGTTCGTTGGACCGTATGCAGAGCAGGATGCGAGGTTGGCTTACGATCTGTACAAATTTTTTAAAATTGAGATCAGCAAAGAAAGCTTGGAAACAATCTTTGACCTCGAAACACGGCTCACGCCTTG